TGAGCAGCAGGTGTTGTTGGTTGAGCAGCAGGTGTTGTTGGTTGAGCAGCAGGTGTGGCTGGTTGAGCTCTTGATGTTGGCTGCGTAGCTGGTGCAGTAGATGACTTATTTTTATTAGCCATCTTTGATTGCATCTGTTTGGTAGTTAGCTGAGCTTGTTTAGACTTCTCCTTTGACTGGATCAGAGCCTGTTGCGCAATCTTTTGCTGATTGGTTTTCATGGCTTCTGAGTGCTTGTCGTCCTTTGCTTTCTTCTCCTTATCAGGATCGGATTTGCCAAAGTTAGCTAACTTCTTTGTTGCCCAGTTGGCTGCAGCAAGAGTAGCTGCTGCTTGGGATTGAGGAGTTTGGAGAGCTGCAGCTGTAACAGCGGCTGCTCTGACAGCTTTTGCTGCACCACGAATTGGAGCTGTTAAGGCTGATACAAATTTGCCCTCATACATTGAGAACATTGCATTCAAGTCTTCACTGGATACTTTCTCATCAAGCAGCTTACTGTAAATTACTGGTTGATAGCTTTGTGTTAGGTTTTGAACATTACCGTAGACACCTTTGGTAGATTTATGAGACCTAACAGCATTAAGTCTTCTCATCTCACCAGCTTTGATTCTTGGCATCAATCTTGCTGCCATTGCCTTGATATTCTTTGTTCTTGGCTCAATCTGTTTGTCGATGTTCATTTTTTGAGCAGGGGAGAGTTTGTTGTAGCTAGCGCCTCTTGCACCAGCTGCTCTCTTTCTGAGCATCGTTTTGGCCATTCTCAATGCACGACGCATTAGTTGGTCTTGAGTTGCTAGTCTTGTTCTTTTGATATCTCGAGCACGGGTAATCTTTGGTTTACGGCGCTTCATTTGCAAAGCTCTTTTGCGTCTTTGCATGATGTTAACTACACGCTCAATGATTGTTTCTTCGGTCTGAACGTCTGTTTTTTCTTTATCAGGAGGGCTGACTACGATCTTGTCTAGTGGATTACCAGTAGCTAAGGCTAGTCCTTTTTTCGCGCGAGCGGCGATAACGGCAGGAGGAATTGTTTGATCTTCTTCTTTATTCATATGTTTTCCGCAGGTTTACCTAGGTCGTTTGACTGCTAGAGGATGATCTATTTATAATTCAATCAACTGCAAATATCTTGTCTGATCCTACAGATAGTTTATGAGTGTAACCAAACTGGCTCATTATCATTTCTGTTTCGCCATTTGTAGTCTCAAGAGATATCACAGGTTTGAATCTTCCAATAGTATCTAATGCACCTAAAATAACATTAGGTTCATATCCTTCACAGTCCAGTTGTATCAGATCACATTGATCTAGCGCTAGTTGATCAATCGTCAATGTGGGAATGAAGGATTGCTTTGCTGTATATCTATCAGGATCGTCACCAACAGTATGGCAACCTACATTTCCCTCGTTACCGTTGTAAATATGTAACAGCTTATTTGTCTCACCAAGTGCAGCATTAAACTTAAAGATGTTTGGCTTTTGGCAGTTATTAACAAGGCAGTGAAAGTTCAAAGGGTCTGGCTCAAATGTATATACTCGTGAGAAGTATTGAGAGAATAGCATTGGATAGAGCCCGCAGTTACCTCCAGCCTGAACAACTACATCAAACTTCTTGCAATATTTGAGATATCCGTCCTTGTGAGAGCGAACCCATTCTGCACTAGGACCGTCCCATGCACCGGTATCAGTCTTTGGCCACATCCAATGAGATACTCCGTCAACACTTTCTTCTCTCACTCTCACCTTACCATCAAATAATTTCATATCAATCCTTTACATTCATTCCTTTGCGGACATCATTGTATAACTGTTTTGCGTGAATCTCTTTTGTACCACTCGGTAGTCCTTCTTTGAACTTACCAAAGTTGCCAGTTGATGCATGTTCTCTCATCTTGGAAGCAGACATACCTTCTACACCTTCTGCATCAGGATCTCTTGCACCAGCCGATACAACAGATATCTTCTTGAAATTAAAGTGACCGTGGCTACCAGTCTGACCATTATACTGATTCAGTTTTTCTTTGTAGTCTTTGACTCTATCAGATCCAGCAACCATCACAAGATGTTCGGTTCCACTCTTGTGTAGCTCAGATGCCTGGTGAAGGAATGTTGGATGCTCTTTGCTTGATGCTTTGATGTTGGTTCCAGGAAACAAATTCTTAGCATGAGTTACTTTTGCTTCTGGACTCAGAGGATTCTTTTTTGCATCTTGGCTGTGACTTAAAACCACAACGTGGTTACTATTATGCTCGTCTGCAACTTCTTTTACTTTATTAACTAGCTTCTCATGGCCAGCGGTTGGTGGATTCATTCTTCCGAATGCCATTACGGTTGTCTTTAGTTTTTCTTCTGCGAGAAATTTATTGAAGGAAATCATTTATTACCTTAGAAAGTTTTGTCTGCTGAATTCTTCTCTATCAACAATCTTTGTTGGTCTATTATTTACAACAGCAACAAATCCTTCACCCTTAGTTGGTGTTCCTTTGATAGAAGTCTCAAACTTTTGAGCTGGAGCAAGAGCTTCGTTATGAACATTCTTTGCAGATTGTAAGTGGTGGTGAACCTGAAGAACTTTATCGATTGATTCTGAATTTGCTCTGATGTGGCCCAGCTGAGTATTCATTGCATTTGTCTTTGCCTCGATTGTCTTTGGCATCTTCACTTTTTTAATCTCTTTCTCATGTTGCTCTTTGACATGAGAATAGAAGTCGTGAGCATTAGGAGTTGTTCCTTCTCTTACTGTTCTATTGATGTAAGTCTTCAGATGTTCAGTATGAGGCTCAACCTTTTTATAATCAGCAGGCTTGATTGTTCTTGCAATCTTATCAGCCTCTGCCATGTGTTCTTTGAAGTCTGCTTGTCTTGCTGGTGGGTAGTGAGTCTTGCTCATATCTACACCAACGTCAATAGCATGAACATCTGGATGCTCTTTGAATCCTGAAAGATTAGGTGTGTAGTTTGCCTTCATCGATGTAATATCTTTACCAGTGTATCCAGTGTGGACTGCAACACCAAGTTTAGCAGCAGTTAGCTTCTTTCCTTCTTCGGAATTAGCTTTGGCAGAATATGTAATTGTATTAGGTTTGAAGTGTAGCTTACTACCTTCTTTCTCAACACTACCAGCATGATGCATTAAGTCACCTTGGAATACACCTGTCTTTGGTGTAATCTTTGGAAGATGATCCAATGCTTTCTTGAGATTGGAAACTAAACCAGGTGCATGTCCGTGATTGTTCTCAATGTCTTCGTGAGTGTAGTTAATTTTTGGTTCTTTGTTGAATGCAGACTTAGTAGATACAAAGAACTGGCCAGTAGCTGGGTGATGACCAAATACAATACTTGGGCTACCGTCATACTTTTCTGTAATAGAAGCACCGCCCTTTTGACCAGTTAATGTTTTATGAACTGCATTAAGAGTATTGACTGCATGCTTGTAACCAGCAGCACCAGCATTGACTATATGGTCTTCTGCATGTTCTAGATGGGTGAGCTTTTCTTCATTGGCTGCAGACTCACGAAGCAATGTAAAGATATGACGCATTATGTAACATCCGCATCAAGGTTAACTTTGGACTTAGGAACATCACCCTTCAGTGACATAACCATAAGAGATCCGTACTTCTTCTTCCCAGTTTTCTTGTCAGTGCCTCTATACTTCATTCTGGCTCTTAATTGAGCATGCCCTGATAGTTGAGGAGTACCGATCTTTCCTTCATCTTTGCTGAAATGATATAAACCATGGCCACCACCAATTTGAACGTATGGTGTTTTTCTATCTTCGTGGTAGTGAGCTGCAATAGGTGAAGCATCTTTATGTTCGTGGTACACGTTGCCCATCTTGAGATCTGTTTCATAGTCACCAGAAGGCTTACCCCATTTCTTGTTTACGTGCTTCAAGAATTCTTTGACAGCAGGGTGGCCAGCGGTGGCTGGGTATTTGGCTGCAGCTCTAGGACTGACATGCCATCCCTTATCCTCACTGTGATGGAGCTCCAACTGACCAAACATGGCACCTTTGTTTTGTTTTACTTCTAGATTATGTTTCTTACCACCGACATTCATATGTGCATCAGGAGCATCACCAGAACTACCAGCTGTCTTGGTCTCCTTATCCATGATACCATGTTTTTTTAACTTATTTGCGACTTGGTTTTCGTAGTTGAAACCACCTTCGGCAAACTTTTCTGTGATGTAGCGAGAGAAGGGCTTGATCATTTAATACTCCGAGATATTATCTGGTATTTATATCATAAAAAAACCCACCGAAGTGGGCTTGGATTATGCTATGACGTCCGCTACCCCTAGCTCCAGACACTCCTGTGCCGATAGCCAAACATCGGATGGTGGAAGTAGTTTGCGTTTAATTGTACGCTCATCCATGTCAGTGCTATCCTTAATGATATCAAGCATTCGTTGCTTAACAAACCGAACTTCACGTTCTGATGCTTTGATATCGTGCTCTTTGCCTTCGTATGATGAAGAGAACTGATGGCACATGATACTTGTATTCTTGGTCAGCACTCTGCTGCCCTTTTGACCTGATACAAAAATCATAAACGCTGCACTCATCAGGCTACCAATACCAATCGTCTTGATTGGAATCTTGCTTGACCTCATTAAATCAATAACAGCAAAAGCATCATAAAGATCTCCACCAATACTGTTAATATAGAGTGTTAAGAATTCTCTTGGTTGTGGTTTTGCATTCTCACCAATGATCCACTGAATCAGCGGTGTTGTGTTAAATTGATTGATCTCACCAGACAAATAGTGCATACCATTGGTATACAAATTAAACTCAATCTGGTCTTCAACATTGCATATATTATCTGATAGCATCACGTTCCTTTGTATTATCTATTTGTTTAATCATTTCAAAATCTAAAGTACCAGTCACAAGACCGTACAATAGAAACTTATGGTACAGGTCTTCTTCCAACACAGTTGCTTCTATTTCCCATGGTTGTTTTGCATACTCTAAATTTCTGTACTTAACACCTCTCCAAGTGTCAACTGGCTTTCCTTTCACAAACTTCGATTTCAGTTCTTTAGTAGCATATTGTTTCAAATGAATCATCTCATGAGCAAGAGTAATCATTATGTGTTCAAAAGTTAGGTTCTTATTGATTTCAATCTCAAAATCATATCTGTCCAAATGAGTGCAATATCCGTCTGCTTCAAACTTGCCTGCATTAATGTCTAGATATATTTTATGGTATTGATTGGGAACTAACTCCGCTGCGTAAAACTTTGCTGCTTGTTTAATTAATTTGATCAATGCTCTATTCTTAAACTTCCTCGTTTTTATCTTCATTCTTTTCTTCTCTAAGAGCAATCATAGACACAATAATATCTGCGGGAAGATCAAACATCTTACACAAATAAATCCAAATATGCTTAATAGTAATTAGTACTGAAGTTACAGTAAATATAACCGTGAATGAAATTATGAAACTAACTAAATGAATTAAATGCATCCTTGAATTTACCTTTTTCTGATTTGATTCTTATTCCAGAATCTGATTTGTCAAATACAGGACCATCATCAACGATGTCTTGTTGAGCAGACTGTTCGACATCATACAACTTCATCTTAGACTTGTCAACACCAACAACAAACCTACGATGTTTAGTGGGGTCACTGTATCTATTCTTCAATTGTTTGACCATGATTTGATTAAGGTCTTGCAATTCTTCAGAACTGATCAATGCAATCATAAAGTCAGCTGTCGCTGGCAATCCAAACGATTCACTCGTATCTTCTAAACCTAAATCACTGCTTGTGAAACCACTACGTGTTGTTTGAGTAGCTGTAACAATAGGGACATCAAACTCAACAGCAAGTCCTCTTAACTCCTCTGCAATTGCTTTGATGTATGTGTATGAGTTAACATTGGCACCGTACTTCAACCTTGAAGAACTACAAATATTTAGATAGTCAATGTAAATGATTCTTGGCTTGAAGTTTCTCTTTACTTTTAATTCATTCAGCAAATGCCTCATGTGACCAGCACCAGCAGATGCAGTTGGATACTCTTTAATGATTAGCTTGCCCTTGGTATTGCTGAGCAGCCTTTCCATCTTCTTATCATATGAATCACGAGGAAGCAATCCTAACTCATCCAATGATACATTCAACAAGTTTGCATCAATACGTTCTGCAATCTTCTCCTCTGCCATCTCTAGTGTAATGTAAAGTACGTCTAATCCAGCAGCAAGATTGGCAGCAGCAAAGTGACACATAGCAAGAGACTTACCAACACCAGTACCAGCCAAGATAACATTCAATGACTTATTAGGTAATCCACCCTTAGTAATCTGATTGAAGTAATCAAGATCAAAAGGAACCTTCTCTTCTTTTCTGTGATAGTAATCATAACGAGCAGCAGCATCTTCAAAGAAGTCATGTCCGATGTGGGAGTCAAATGACACCGACAATGCATCGGATAGAATCTGTGGAATAGCACCCTTACCTAACTTATCTTTGTCACTATCCAAGATCTGAATCGACTTCATGATTGCATTGTAGATTGCCTTATCCTGACAGAACTTTTCTGTCTGGTCAATCAACCAATCAATATTCTCGTTTGGCTTTTCTTCTAGCTCTCCAACAAGAACAGATACATCATTGTAATAACTTGATATCTCTTTGTTCTCATCCAACTCAATCAGCAATGCTTCCTTGTTAGGAAACTTGTTGTATTTGCCAACAAACGCATGGATTCCTTCATAAAGTGCCTTGATCGATCTCTCGACAAAGTACTCACCCTTCAGAAAGGGAATGGCCTTACGGCCATACTCCTCATTTGATATTAAATTAGATAGTATTAATTTTTCAATCATTATTTACGCCGTAGCTGAATTCTTTCTTGGCACATTCTTCTAACTTTGCCAATACATCCTCTGTAAAGTAGAGCTCTGGATTGGTATTGATCTCTTTACCAAATACTTTGCGACCATCAGGCAACTCATAGCGAGTAGATACCTTTTTGATTACTTCATACTTTTCAGCAAGCTCTAGCAACCCAAAGTATCTGTCGAGACCTTTGTTGTAAGTAAGTAACACAGTTGCGTCTTGGTTTTCTTTTGAAAGTCTTGACTTGAAGGTTTTGATCTTGATTTGGTTTCCAATGATCTCTCCGTCTCCGTCTTTCTCTTTCTTTTTGGAGAGCATAGCAATCGTGCTTGCTGCGTACTTGAGACCTGACCCACCGCCAATTTCTTTTGTTGGTACATATGACCCTACTACCTCGTAGACATGGTTAGTAACAAGCATCGGTACTTTCACCTTTGCCAACTTCAATGTCAGAACACGGAACGCAGCCTTAATTACTTGCGACTTCGTCATGTCCCTGACATCCTTCCCTTCCAAAGAATCTTCCATCTCTTTAGAAGTAGAAAGTAATCCCAGACTATCTAGCACAAACATCATTGGTGGACGTTGGTCTGCTGGTTGTTTCTCATATGCTTCAATTAATTTAAGTGCATGTGTCTTAAACTTTTGAATTGTATCTGGTTCTGCAATAATGACACGAGATGTATCAATACCACGCGAATCCATCATTGTCTTTGTTACCGCTGCCTCGGTGTCGTAGTAAACGACTGCTCCGGTTGGGTTCTTGTCAAGGAAGGCTCTAACGATACCAAGAACGAAGAAAGTTTTACCAGTAGCGGACTCTCCTGCAAAAGCAGTAATCTTGTTATCAGGTACGCCACCATAGATGCTGCCAGAGAGAAGAGCGTTGAGAATGTAGCTGCCAGTATCAATATAACCACCATACTCAGAACTAGCAGTGCCGTCAGCGGCCAAGTAAGTATCCTCATCATTCAGCTCCTTTAATAAACTTTTCAAAAAACTCATTACATCTCCCTTATTTGATCTTTATCGATAACGATTGTACCACCTCTTATCTTACCAGTCAACTCTTTTAGTAGCCTGGCTCGTGATTCAATCTCTTCTTGTATATTTTGTTGCTCTTCAACTTGTTGTTCTTCTATCTTTGTTTTTGTAAGTCCAATATTAGCAGCAATTAATAGAATGATTGCTAACGGATCAAAAACAATAACGATCAGAATGATTACCCAACGAACTGTTTTATCCAGGAATTGAGTGTCGACCTTGTCATAAAACAACTCTGCGATAAACTTGAGGGGGCCAACTTCGGCTTCGACCTTTCTAACCTGAGCGGCCAAGGGCGCCCTAGCGTCATTAAGGATACCAATCTCTTTCTGGTAGGTTTGGATTTCCTCTTGTAGGCGAGCACGGTCTTTTTGTTGTGAACGACGTACCACCACTGCTTTTTCTGCACCCTTTTCTGTATCACTGCGGCCCATGATCTGGTCCACAGCGTCATCATATTGTTTAAGTGCTTTGCGGTTCGCATCTATATTCTCCCTTGCTACTTTGATCTTTTCATCATATATTGCTAGCTGTGATATAACATCACTTGAACTTGTTGTTTGGTCTATGTGAGCTTTTGATAGGTAACCAAATGTTCCCATCGATGTAATAAACATCAAAGCAAGAATCGATGCAACCAAATATGCTTTGATTGAGAACGGTGCGATGTTCCAATTACGATATGTCCAAGAAGCTGCAACAACCTTTGCTACCTCTAGCGTTCCACCCATAATCACTACAGGCCAGAATGATGCAGCAAAGATTGTTGTAAGACCAATAACAGAGAAGTAGGCAGCAATCGCTGATAAGCCAATCGCAACCAACAAAGCAAGATAGTTAATCATTTTCTACAATTTTATTCACCTTATCAATAAACGCTGTCATCTTCTTTGACCTATCAGGCCATAGTATGTACTCTTTCTCAGGATCTTTCTGAAGGTTTAGTAATAGAGGCATAATTAGTTTATAAAGAGCTTCCATTCTATCTTTGTACTCTTTGGAAGTCAACGTCAATTGCTTTTCAGTTTGAATAACTTGTTGTTGAAGTTGACGCTCTCTTGACTTTAGGTCATCCTCACTTACAGCAGAGAATCCAAAGTCATCAAAGGCATCATCTAATGAAATATTAATCTTTCCCATTTTTGTTCCTATGCAAAGAATTGTTCTAATGTTTGTCTACGGTCTTTGATCTCCCAACCAACAGCATCGAGAATTGACTTGATTGGTTCCAGAAATGATTTATCAAACTGAGTCTCGTAGTCAACATACGGATGAATATTCAGCACCTTTGGTAAGTCACCAGGTGAAGATATTACAGTATCGCGAGCTGGGTTAGGTGTTCTAAGATAAGCAAACTTAATCTTATCTCCATCTCTTATGATTGGATACTTGCTATCTATCTTATGTTCTCTAAGCAGTGCGTTGTAGATCAATGAACCCTTGACGTGGATAGGTGTAGACTTTCTGTAGATCGATGAAGCATCCTGGTACTTTCTCATATCCTTCACACTTCTTGGAAATGCAATCTCCTCGAATGGCAAGGTCATAAACTCATTCTTAAAGTCATTAATGAACTTGACTGCTGCCTTCTCATCTTCGTTCATAATCACTTCCAGAGCCTTCTTAATGTTCTTTCTGCATGCAGCTGGTGTCGATGAACGAACAGCTTCGATTCCTTGCATCTTTAACTTAGGCTCATTGTACTGTACACCCTCGTTATTGAACACATTAAGAATATAATGCTTCTTACCAGTCCAGATTCCTTTATTGGCAATCGCTTCACGCTTCATCACCATCTTCTGCTTCATCACTTGCATGTAATCACCAAGCTCAGCAAACGTCTTATCGATGAATGGTTGAATCTTCTTCTCACACACATCATCCAAGAACTTAACAATCTTCTGAGTATCTTGTTGATTGTCTCCAAATACTCCTGTCACAAGTCTTTCTAACCTGATGTACATCGAGTCAGTATCACAAGCAATCACATAGTCCTCATCCTGAGTCTTGAATAACTTATTCAGATATTGGTTGATGTGCTTCTCCATCCAACGAATAGAGAGCTGACCAGACATCGTGATACCTTCTGCAAGGTTACGTTGGTACCATCTAAAGTAAACATTACCCAAAGCACCATAAGCACTATTCAGCTGAATCTTCTTAGCCATCTGCATGTTATTGCATCTTGCTATCTCATTCTCTAGCTCACGTGTTGGTGTTTGTTCGTATTGTTTCTTTGCTTCGATCATACGCTTCTTCCAAACCGTACGGTCGTTGTACATATTCTCCATCAAAGTAGGAAGGAAACCAACTTCCTTCTTGCTGAACATCGAGCCGTTAGGACATAGCGTTAGTTGAGTATTCTTCATCTCTTCTTCAAGATCCGAACC